CCCTTGCTCTATCTTATATGGGAACTTTACTCAATGAAACACAAAACCAAAAAAACAGACAAGCACGAAGACAAGCGAAAACAAAAAGAACCCACAGCCGCCGCAATGTGCGACATGTAACGGATATAATGTCCGTTTTTTGTGGCTGTTTTACTGCTTTTTTTTGCCTGTGGCTGTAGCAAAATGCAACCCTAAGGGGAAAATCAAGCCTCGCTACTACGATATACCCCTTCAAATTTTTTTATTAATTATTCAGGTAATGCTCTTCAGTGTGTCTTCTAGTAGTAAAGTCATCTTTAAAGTTTAATAACTCGTTAGTTACACCATTCCAGTCATTATTTTTAAGATGTTTTAAGAATGTAGGTGTTCTATCAAAGTTACCATACTGATAACCTATAGAAGCTATAATAGTCTGTTGTTTACCACTTAATTCAGAAAATACTCTACCTGTTTTAGTTTCATATTGGTTTATAATGTCTGCTGTGTACTTAGCTTTACTTCTTTCATTTATTAACATTTTTTCTTGGTCTGTTAATATCAAAGGATTATCTTCTAAAAACTTTTTTGCATTAGTACCTGACATACCTATGTATGGACTTAGTTTTTCTACTAAAGAATCAGACAAACCCATTTTAACTCTAAGAAAATTTGTATCTTTTTCTTTTAAATCAAAACCCATGCCTATAGTTACCCCAGAGTTTTCTGTAGGAACTGAGCCATAAATGCTGTCTCCTTCTAACTGTCCTATAAATTTCCAGTCAATTTTATTTTGTATATCCATATTATATCCAACTATCCTTATGTGGTGTTCTTCCGATTGTGTGCTCCATGAACTTCTCCAAATCTCTGTCCAATAAATCTTCTTTGTGTTGATTATAGGATAAGACTTGGTCTCTATCCATACGCTCAACCCAAGCATTAGCGGCAATAGCCACTGCATCAATTTGGTCATCATGTCTTAAAGCACCCTTATCTCTAGTTATCCTAGTCATTTGTCTAAACAACTGATGATTAGGTTCTAGTTTAAAATCTTCTTTAATTAATAAATCATCTACTACAAGCCTATGTCCATTCATAATAGGCTCTAAAGTATCTATGATACGCTTTTCTTTTTGTATATTGTGTCTTACTTCTTCTACTTCACATGGGTGTATCTTAGCCATTATAGGTTTTAGTAAAGCTGTAGCCATACCATCACCAAAGTTAGACTCTATGACCACATAGTTTACATTATTCTTTTTAGCTATATTAGACAACCTATATAACGTGTCATCTGAATAACCACCATCTAATGAACCTACAGCAGTCAAATAAAGCACTCCATGTAGCATTTTAAGCACCGCATACGCTGTTTTGTCTTCTCCACGACCACTAGGGTCTATAGACATTATAGTGCCTTCAAATTTTGTAAACTCTTTAGACATGTGCATAGGTGCTACATAATAGTCACCTTTGAGTCCCACATTGGGTAACTCAGGGTCTATAGCTTTCATTTGTTCAGGAGAACTAGCCCACTGTATTTTAGCAGGAGCTTCTTTCCATGTAGAACAACCTGAAGCTACAATTAAATCATTTAGTTTTAGAGGGTATCTATTAGCGTCAGACATAGTCGTGTCTAACATAAACTGTAGGTTGAATCCACTACGTCCATAAGAACTAAGTCTTTCTAATAGGTCTACCTCATCAAATCTTTTAGAATCTGTAGGTTTACCTTCTTTGTTATGAACATCAGCTATAATAGGTGCTAGTTTGTGACCATAGCCTATCTTTTGTACTTTATTAGGGTACAATGCTGTCCATATCTTTGTTTTAAACCCACGTTCTTCTAAGCTATTATACAAAGACATTTCTGTCTGTGGTGTACCTAGAAATATAATACGTCCTACTTCTGGTTTTATAATAGCGTCAAACTCTTTTACTGTCTCACTAAGTCTATCACGCATAAGTTGTGTTTGTGAGTTATTAGCTGACTCTACGTCATCTGCAATAATTAAGTCTGCACGTGAACCTGTAAGTTGACCTGTAATACCCATAGACTTTACACTTGGTGCATGTGATGCACGAGCAGGTGCTACGTCAAAACTAACCTTAGAATGTCTTTGGTTGTCTTTAGGTACTAGGTGTTTTAATATTGGCATCTCAGCGATTAAACGCTGTGTAAATGTACTGAAATCATCAGCCCTACTTTTAGATGCAGATACAACTAATATATTACGTTGTGGATTTAGAAGTAATTGATGGCAGACAAACGCTGAAGTAATCCATGATTTACCTACGCCTCTAAATGCTTCTATAACTAATCTTTTGTCTTCCGATTGTAAATAATCAGCTATATCGTACTGTATAGGTGTTGGTTCTGGTAAATTTAAGTGTTTCCAACACAGATACAAAAAATTTTTAAAATTCTTTATTCGTTTATCCATCTGTATCAAACGGTACGTTGTCTAAAATGTTTTCAGGTTTTTTATTAAGATTATCTGTACTATAAGTTTTACAAACCTCTAAACACACTTTCATCTCTGAAGCTGTTAGCTCTTCTCCTGATTTTAATTTTGTATACGCATGTTTGACCAATAATTCTGGTAATTCTTTGACAATATCATCAATATTAACGACCTTGTCCTCTGTATTTTTTTCTGTTGAATTTTTTGTTTGGTCTTTTTGCATGTCTGCCTTTTCTCTTCTTAGGTTTCTCTCTTACTTCTATGTGTTTAAAATTAACTCTAGCCATGATTAAGGGGTGTGATATTCCATAAGCCTAGACTCTTGTTCATTCTTAACTTTACGTTCTAGCTCTTCTTTTTCTTTTTTTAAGTTTTTATTTTCTTCTTTTAAGTTTTTTATAATTTCGTCTTTACTTGGTTGTATTAAGTCATCAAGACCTGTAGCCATATAGCTCCTATTTTAGTATTAACTTTTTAATATGTTTTTTACCTAAATACAATTCTAATTCTGCCTCAGATTTTAGGCACTCATATCGTACATTACCACCTGATTTTGTTGACCTCATAGCAATCCTCTTACCTTTAAGGCACTCACTCATAGATGGTTGTATTCTATGTTCTTTTATTTCATTATTAACTATCATTAACAATGCAACAACTGTTTCTATCATTAGTAATTCTTTCCGTTCTCTCTAACTTTGTCTTTTAATTTTTCAATATCTTGTAAAGCCTTTTTTAATTGTTCTTGTGTAAATTCAATATTAACTTTATTAGTCATATTTTGTTCTTGAGTCTTTTGTAACTTCTCTACGTCAGAAAATAAACTCTCCAACAACAAAAATTGTTCTTGGTCTGTAGTTGTTTGTTCACTTTTTTTGAGAAGGTCAGCGTTCATTAACTCACGACTTGTTTCTAAAGATGTAAGTCTAGCTGTTATTTCTGTATAAGCAAATATTCCTGCCGCAACAGCCGCAATTATACCAATCATGTTTTTAATTGGCATAGCTACTGATGTTTCTGAACTGACTTTCATCATTTAAACTTTTTGTTAGTTAATAAATTAGTAACTGATATACCATAATTTCCACCTACTACAATGAAAATTAAATATAAATATACTTCTGGTATCTCTTTTAATTTGTCAAAATAAAACTCTACTTTTTGTAACATTACCATATCACCATAAAATGCGGCGTAGGCAAGTATACCTAAAGGTGCTAATATAAACGCACCTAATACTAAATCTAGTATTAATGAGCCATTTCTTTTAGCTCTTTCATTGCCTGTTGCCATTTCTCGCATAGCAATGTCATGTTTACGTTGGCTTTTTTCTTTTCTTCTTTCCATAAAAGTACCAACAGCTTTAGAGCCTATGTTAAATAATAATCTATAAGGTAACATTTTTATAACCAATATAGAAATATAGACCACACACAGAAAGCTATAACTACTTTCTTGTTGTCTTTAATTTTCGTTACAACATGGTTTTTCCATTGTGTAAGCGTTTCACCATATATCATCATACTTCTTCTCCTATTTTAACACATTGCATACTTATGCTAATGTTTCT